TAGATAATTCTATTATCGGTTCACATAGTGTCGGCATTATTCAAATATTTTATCATTAATTAAAGTTGCAATGGTTATACTTATAACTGCTATTATAGCGACTTTCCATAGTGGAAGTATAAATAGTAAAGGTAAGCTATGAATCGAAGGCATACAAGAAGCGCAAGCGAATAATGGTTTAGCTATGTAAAGTAAGCCTTCATGGTTTCTCCATTTGCTTTTGATTTTTCGGTTTCTAAACTTAGATTCTAACCATGTATAAAGCCAGTTCAATACCATTTCAGCCTGGAACATAATTTGTAAGGCATTGATGTATAAAGATAGTATCAATGAGTATAAGAGTAATTCAGTTAGTTCACTATTCATTTATATTCCTTTTTAATTTATTTCTTTTTAACCTCATTTTCTTTCCTTTCATTAGCATAGTAGGCTTTCAATGCACGCTCACAATCTTGTAATGAAGTGTATATACATCTACCATTACCTATTTTCCATTTATTAGTTGAGCATTTAATACAAGGCATACCTATTATGTAATTTAGTGCAAAGATATTTATTTTATGCCAAACTTTTGTGGGTTTTTTTGGATGTCATCTTGTAAAATAAAGTGAAAGTTCATGCCGTATCTAATTGTATCTATAAAGTCTGCTCGCTGCTCTGCTAAGTTTCTATTCTTTTTTACCAATCCTTTGTCATCTTTCTCGGTGTGCTGCAATTCAAAGATAGTATTGGTCATACTTTCATCTAGTAGAATGTCTGGGTGGTTATAAAATACATAATTCAATAAGTCAATAGATGCCAATACACTTGGATTTGATTTGGGAACTTGCAAACGTCTCCCTAGATTGAATGCTTTGTTAATCTGAATCCAATTAGATAAACCTTCAGCCCTTCCCATTGCACCTGTAGCATCACCTGTAAAGCATATTGAATGTAGTTTAGTAGCGTATTGCAGTTTGATTAGGTCTATTAGCTGCTGAGTGTTATGAATACCTTCTTTTGCCTTAATGGTTATTTCCCTTATACCTCTTATTTTATGTTTGCCGTCCTCTCGGTATATCTGCCATACAGTGCAAGCGAGTGGGTCAATATTAAAGTCAACCCAAAATAATAAAGGCGTATGTTCTAATGGAGTTACTTTGCCAACGTGCTTACTAACGTCAAAGGTTTGTACCGCTGGACTTTTTACTTCCGTTATTCCCCACTCACCTAGCACCACTACTCGATACTTATTATAGTTGTATGTCTTTAACTGTTCATAGTCTCTTATCAACGCTTCATCTCTATAGCCATACGTTCCGCAAGGTGATCCGACTGACCAATAGTTATCGTTATAGTCGGTTTTAATTAATAGCCTTGCACCGTCTGCGGACATCTTAATAAAACTTTCAGGACTTGGTAGCTTGTATTCGCTGTCTATCCATTCTATTCTATCTAGGTAAGGCTTAATCCATAGGTGTTCACTAACTGGATTCCATGTGCAGAAAAACATCTTAGAAACTTCACCTCTAAATGATAGTCTAGTCTCTTCGTATTCTTCCTGACTGAATTGGTCAAGCTCATCAAATAGCATATAAGAATAATCCTCTACACCTTTTGCGCTATCCTCACTATCCAATCCTTTGAACTTAATGTGTGCTTTTGAGGCCCGAAACTCTTTGTCCATTACGTTTATTGCAGCTTCTACTTTTGTGGTGCGCCTTGCCTTCTTAAAGGTGCTTATCAAAGTCTCGTTCATGCGGTCAGATACTTTCCTAAAGGCTAGGGTGTTCTTTCCATATACCGCCGCTTTAATCAATGCGAATTGTGCTACCGTATAAGTTTTGGTTGATGACTTACCTCCATAGATGTAAACGTGCTTGATGTTAGGATATTTGGTTTCAATATCCCAGAGTATATGAAATAGTGGATTAAACCACTTATTATCGAATTGAACTTTATTAATATGCATTATGACCTATCCACAAACTCTGCTGCTAGTCCTATCATTTCATGAGTATTCTTTTGCTCAACCTGTTTAGGTGATTCCCAACCTCCTATCTTAGCCATGAACTCTGCGGACTTAGTATCGCCCTGTAATGCTTTTTCAACTTGCTTATAAATAATTTCAGCCTCCATTGAAAATTCAAACTCACCATTTATAGTATTCTTTTTACTAGCTATCTGCTCACCTATAAATACTAATGCGTCTTTAATGGTCTTTATTTTCTTTTTACCAGCTGATTTATTCTCTGGTGACGGTTGGTAGTCCTTTGAGAATTTAACCCCCTTACCTTTAAGATTATCAATTTTTGCCATAGCTCGTTTATTGCTCGTTTAGCGACACTTTTTGTCGTTTAGTAATGTTTTTTCGTACTGCTCTATTCTCCTGTTCAGATACCATTGTGCTTTTTTCAAATCTTCCAGCTCTTTGCCTTTCTTATCTGCCCTTAAAATGTATTTTAACACATTGCCTAAGTGAAAGTCTAGGTTATAGTGTTCGATTACTTTAATAGCTTCGTAGGTATTGTCTCCTCCGTAATGTTTAGGGTGATGTATTGATTCTGACATTGGTTTTTATTCAAATTCTTTTTTATCAATTACAACTCCATTACGTTTGATATTCAAAGTAGGGTCTAGTTTAATCATTCGCTTTACAATTACATCGCAGTATTTAGGGTCGAGTTCCATACCATAGCATTTGCGTTTAAGTTGATGCGATGCTACCATTGTTGAACCTGAACCGATAAATAAATCTAATACGCTTTTAAATGAAAATCCTGACAATATCATTTTAATTCCATCTGCATTTTTTGTCAATCCATGCTCTTCGCTTGTGTTTTTTCCACTTTCAATAATTGAAGGATAGTATCCTTTTTCAGAAAATACTCCAATAGAGTTATCGCAATCAAAAATAGTTGTATCGTCTTTTGTTAAATACACTAAATTTTTATGTAAATAATAAGGCACTTTTTTATTCATTGTTGAACTTGGAACTTTTTGATTTAATACCAAATCAAACCTGAACCTATATCCACTATCGTTTATGAATGATATGCACTGCTTAAATGTAGCCATTATCAAAAAATATTTCGTTTCTAATATTTCAAAAATTGATATAATTGGCAGCGGACTATCTTGATACATAGGGTCTGTAAATACCATATCCGCTTTACTTCCATTCATTAACTTTGCCACTTGGTCACTATCTGTACTATCCCCACAAAGCAAACGATGCTCTCCTATCTCGTAAAGGTCTCCTAAAACTGTTATAGCTTCCGTTGGTGGTGTGCTATCAAAATCATCTTCTATTGCCTCTAATACGCTTTCTTCTTCTTCAATAGTCTCACTAACTACATTTACACTCTCTATATTAACCTCTTGAATATCTATGTTTTCAACCTCTAAAAACTCAATTAGATATTCCTCAGCGAATGGGTTTTGTCGCTGGTTATAAACTGAAACTAGAATTTCTATGGCTTCCTTTCGGTCTTTTGCTTCTATTTCGATAGCGTTTAGTTTGTTTGGTACTTTGTGACCTTCTGCAATTAGTTCGTTTAAAACTTCTATGCGAGTATGTCCATCAATAACATAATATTCGCCCTCATTTTCCCATACATAAAAGGGTAATGAAAATCCGTACTTTAATAAGGACTTTTTAAGGTGCTGAGTATTGTAAGGTAGCTTAACATTTTCAGGCTGAAGTGCTTTAATCTTTTGCCAGTCTATCTTAATTGATTGCTTTATTCTATCTTTCATTTATATTTTCGTTTATCCATTTAGTGTAGTAGTATGCGAACTGTTCATAGGTCAATCTATATTTTGCCAGAGGACTTGACATATATTGGTGATGTAAAACCTCTAAGGGAACTCCATTCATAAGGCAAAATTAATCATTTTTTCTTAATTCTTCATAGATTTCGCGCTGCATTCTCATTTTATTTTCCGCAACTAATCGTTTTTTCACCTCCACAATAATAGCCATCTTATCAAAGTCGGTTAAATCCCCTTCGTCTAAAATGGCTAGTATCTTTTCGGCTAATTCAAATTTATCCATTTGCTTTGCTAAATGACTTCAATAACCTAGTCACTTTGGGTTTATCCTTTGCCATTAATGAATAATTCAAATAGGTTACAGGCTCACCATATCTATTTTTAGAGCTTACTTTTTCTCTTTTGAGTGTTATTTCAAAAGGCTGCTCAATTTTGCGGATAATCTCTCGACTGGCGTTTGAATATCCGAAGTCTTTCATAATTGTTTTGCAGTTTAGGACTTTGCCTTCTAATAGGCTTTGTAATAATTTGATTGTGCTTTTCATTCTTTTATAGTTTAATGGGTTAATTTATTCATATATTACTGATTAATCATATCTAAAGCGTCAATTTGTCTATTCCTTTCAATACGTAATAC